CCTGCAAGGTCCCGCCAGTCATGGTGCTGACCTGACATTCGGTGAGTTCCGCCAGGCGGCTGCCGTGATGAATCAATACAATGCAACGCAGAACCCGGTAGATTTGCGAGCGTTGTGTGCCATTCTTTACCGGAAACCGGTCAAAGAAAAAGGGTGCGCATTGCGTGAACCGTTCCGGCTGCAATATATGGGGCGGTATATGGGACTGGTGCGCGATATGCCGGAGTGGATTCAATGGGGTATTTATGCCTGGTTTGCTTACTTCTGTAATTACTTGTTTATCGGGACGTTTATCATTGAAGGGGTGGAGGTTTGCTTTGCGCCTATTTTTGAGCGGCACCGGAAAAGTCCGGAGGCTCAACCTGGTATTATCCAGAATTTAGGGATGAACAGTGTATTGTATTCAGTTGCTGAAAGTGGTGTTTTCGGCAATGTGGATGCTACTGATGACACTCAGTTGCTACGTGTCATGATGAAATTGCTCGATGATAAACAGCGGGCAGACGAAATGATGAGAAACTTAAAAAAATAGCAGCTATGATTTTCAACAAGGAGAATAGGGGGGCGCAGGAATTGCGGGAGTTGACGGGCAATTATTATGCGAACAATAAGTTCGATAAGATTGCCGGTGAAATAGAATTGGCCGCTGAAGAATTGGCGGCATTGGTAGGGGATGACGTGATGAATTTGGCTGAGAAATACTATGCTGAACCCGGAGAAGATGCGGACGCGGAACTGGTTCGTAAAGTACAGCGTCCGATTGCCATCCTTGCTACGCTGCGGATGTACCGGAAGAATGATCTCAGCCATGAGGATGATGGCCGGAAATTCAAGATGACAACAGATGGGAGTGAGAAGCTTCCCTGGGAGTGGCAGTTGGATCGGGATGATGCACTACACCTGGAAGAGTATTACCGGGCAGTGGATGCGCTTATTCGGTACCTGAATAAAAAGCAGTTGAAGGAGTGGACGGAGACGGCTTCATACAAGCTGTCTCAGACGCTTATCATCCGGAATGGTGAAGCGTTCGACAACTACTTTCCCATTGATCGGAGCGAACGGATGTACCTGATGCTGGCACCGTTCATCCGCGAAGCGCAGATGTTGACGGTGAAGCATGCTTACGGTAGTGGATGGGATGAATTATTGCAAGAGAAGGATGTGCCGGAAACAGAAGCTCATTTTGCCGCTTGCAAAGCTGTGGCACTGCTGGCCATGAGTATGGCATTACGTCGGTTGTCACTGAGTGCCATTCCTGGCGGGGTGATCCGCAGGTTTATGACGGAGAACGGAATGGGCGAGAGTGAACCGGCATCTCTGGGAGATGTGGAGAGAGTGGCCGGATGGATGGCGGATGATGCCACTACCTGGGTGAATGAGATGAAGCTGGCGCGTGATGGTGGACTGGCGGAATACGAACTGTTGCCTAAGAATGACAGGCGCAATAAATATTGCAGGTTATGAATGTGTTGCAGCGACCGAGGGAGAAAGAGTTCTGCGCGACAATGCGGGACTACATCATTGATACCGATGTTACAATAACGTTTGCTGTGAAGTATGGCGGTAAAACGATATTGGATGAAGAGTATGTTCCTGATGCGAACAATCAGGTGCGCGTCCGGAAGTTGGGGAAGTTTTGTGAGCTGGCGTTGTGGGGTGTCTGGTGTGCCGGAGAAACAAGCTGGCAGACCGATGCTGCGGGTACATTCACGTTTCTGATAAATGGTGTTCAGGATGGGCAGAGCTTCGTGATGTTCAGCCGCATGCAGACGAAGAAGGATGCGGATGCGCCTGGCTGGTTGAGTGAGGTGAATCGAAAAGTTACCCGCGATGGGTGCAAGGAGTATGTCAGCATGGTAATGGGGCGGGGGGCACAAGTGACAGTGACAGGGTATGCTACTGACGGTAACAGTGGTGATACTTTATTGTTGAGTGTAGACAGTGGAGATACGGTTGCCCCGATGACTCTTGATGTTAGTCCGGAACGGATAAAGGGACTGTTCCCTAATTTGAATTTAGAACGGTATGTTGTCAACTGCAATAATAACGGCTATGAGTTCCTGATTGATAAGACTCGGTATCTGGATACCTGGTGTTTCCGCTATAAGAATGTTTATGATATGCCGGAGACGTTATCCGCTGTTGGAGGGATTTCCATCAATGGCAATAATGAAGATGATACAGCATCCATGTTTGGTGTGGATCGTAAATTTGCCGTGAAGGTGGCGGATGAATATACGGCCAATAGTGGAATCATTATGCTTCAGAGTGATTATAAGTTATGGCATAATCTTATGAATGCTCAGGAGGCGGATGTTCTTGTGGATGGGGAATGGCTTCCTATCCTGATAACAAAACAAAAATATGAACGTGAGTTGCGTAGAAGTGTGCTGAAAGCGGTTGAGTTCACTTTCCGCATGGCGGACCCGGAACAAAATAATCTGATACAGGTATGATTAATATTCTGAAATACCGCGAAATATTGGCAGAGCTGAGAGCCAGGATCAACCAGCGGAGTGAAATGAAAATAGATGGGGTGATACTTGCGGTCAGTGATAAACATCTGACGAAGAAACTGAGAGATCAGGCCGGATTCTTCCTGTGTGCAAACTTTCCGGATGCAGAATCAAAGGGGAATGCAGATAATTACAAAGAAGATAATCGCCTCCTGCTTTTCCTGCTGGAAAAAGTTCCGGCAGGTGATGAGACGGATGAAGATGAAATAACTCACTATGCCAGGATGCAGGATGTGATGTGCATATTGAAAGATGAAATTCGAGATATGGACTTTGTTTGTGGAGAGATATCCGGTGGCGAGGATATTAATACGGAATGGGAGTATGACGTATTTGGCGGATTCAATGGGCTGAGTATAGGACTTAAATTGACGGATTATGACTGAGTTGTTTATTGATGGGGTTTCGGTAGTACTGCCGAAAGATTTTAGTGTGCAGGTGAAGCGTGAAAATTCTTTTGTTACCAAGAATGGAGAGTACACGTATGATATAACTTTACCGCTTACTAATCGGGTGAATGCAGAGTTGTATAAGCATTTGAATAGGCTGAACTCCATACAAGAAATTGTGGAGAAGCGTTCTGCCGTGTTGATGGCTGATAACCGTGTATATTGCAATGGGATAGAGGTAATAACGGGATGGACAGATGAAACGGTATCTTTGCAAATTGCAAGCGGAAATTCTGAATTGAATTATTTCATTGGTGGAGACCTTCAAATTTCATCTTTGAAGATGAGAAAAACCATTCCTGGTTTTGACAAAGAGGTGATATCGGGTAATCCCGATTTTTTGAAATATGTGCAGAAAAGCTATCCTGATGTAGATTACTGTTTGGCACCGGTGAAAGATGATACAACGGGAGAGGTACATAACAAATGGTGCATGGATTCAAGGGCTGGTATATCCAGCACCGGTAATCCGGCGACAGATGATTTCTTTTATATAACTCCTCAGCCCTATCTGATGCCCTATATGGAGGATTTGATTCAGGCATTGGGTTACAGTCTTGAATATAACGAATTAACGGATACTATTTTTAAAAACCTATATATTTGTCATACAGAATATACTGGAGAATGGAGTAAAATGCTTCCGGGATGGTCGGTCAGCGACTTTTTTAATGAGATAGAAAAATTGTTCAATGTAACATTTTTGGTTGACAACAGATATCGTACTGTGCGGATAGTACTCAATGCTTCTTTTTTTGCGGGATGCCAGTCTGCTCATGTGGGGCAAGTGACAGATGTTTATGAGGTGGAGAAAGACGAAGATAATGATGTGGATGATCCTGTTGTATCTAATGTTGAATATAAATTTGACGATTGTGATTTCTGGAGATGGGCATCTTTGTCCGAGGCAGTCAAAAATAAGGCTTTATATGATACTATACCTGAAGACTTTGAAAGTTCAAACAGTCGTCTTCCAAGATTGGCAGCATGGTTTTCTATGTCAGAACATAAGCGGATAGATACCATATATAAGGATGAAAGGGACGGAAGGGAGTATATGAGCCTTGTAACTGAAGGCGATGTGCTTTCTTATACAATGGTAAATCAGTTTGCCCGTATGGAGCGTGAAGATGCTACGGGTACCGTGGAACTGGAAATTGTTCCAGCGGCATATACAGTGGTAGAAATCAACTCGTATGGTGGGAGAGAAACCAGCGTTTACAAGTATTATTTGCCTGTGATTTTCGGTGCCGATAAAACAGACACGACACAAGAGACGCTAATAGAGATGATACAGAATAACTCATCGCAGCCCTCTGAGTCCAAAAAGACAATATCTTTAGCATTTTATACGGGAATGATATACTTTGTGACTGCTGACAGGGTTCATCTGATGTATCCGGTTCCTTACGTTGATGAATATTCAATAAATCTTATATCCGATAGAGGGCAGTCGCTTTATAAAACTAATACCGAAGGTGCTTCGCTTCGGTTTGTTACACTTGATAAACTGTTGTATCAGGGCGGTTATGACATTGATTACACTAAAGGGGTGAAGATAGAAACGTATGATCCGAATGTATATGATACGCGGTCAGTGTTTGAAATTCGTAATAAACGGTATATCTGTAAAGATATGGAATTTACATTGGATGCTAACGGACGTAAAGGGGCTTGGACAGGTACTTTTTATCCGATTCACATTAGTGATACAGAAGCGGATGCCCGTTGGATATTGGCAGATGGTAGATGGCGGGATGGCGGTGTGTGGCTGGATAATGGGCGATGGTTAGATGGCTGATTTTTTTGTTCAATAGGTTGGGTCCGGTGGTTCGTGATGGATAGCCGGGCTTTTTTTATGTCCTTTTTCAAGGCATGGTGGCAGGGTACTTTTGCCGTATAAATATCAATGGGTATGGCTATAAGTATCAATGATTTCAGAGTTGCCATCCGGATAGATAATTCGGAAGCTAAAGCGAAGTTCGATGAGACGCGGGAACAGATTGCGAAAGTACGTGAAGAGATGCAGAAGCTGGAAGCTGATGGCAAGAAGGATTCGGCTGCATATAAAGAACTGGAGAAACAACAGGATAAACTGAATAAGTCGCTCTATGGGCTACGTAAGGAAGCGGGGCTGACATCGTTAAGCTATAATGAACTTCGTAAAGGAGCACGATCCCTGAAAGCTCAGATGGATAATGCTATTCCTGGTACTGAAAAGTGGAAAGCTCTGCGGGCTGACTATATGCTGACCAAACAGCGGATGAAGGAACTGGAAGTGCAGGCACGTGATACGAAGTTTTCCCTGTCAAAGATGGCAGACGGATTCAATAAGTATGCGGCTATTGGTGCCAGTGCCATCGCTTCGCTTACCGGTGTGGCAATGACCGCGCGTAAATGTGTGGATGAGTTTGCAGAGATGGAGGAAGCGGAGAGCCAGGTGCGGAAATATACCGGAATGACAGCTGAAGAGGTGAAAGGCCTGAATGAAGAATTTAAGCAGATGGATACCCGGACTCCGAGAGAAAAGCTGAATGCACTGGCAGGTGATGCCGGTCGTTTGGGGATTACTGCCAAAAAAGATGTTTTGGAGTTTGTGGATGCTGCCGATAAAATCAATGTGGCACTGGGTGAAGACCTTGGCGAAGATGCGGTAAAGAATATCGGTAAGTTGGCACAGATGTTCGGTGAGGATGAGAAGTTGGGGCTTCGGGGAGCGATGTTAGCCACTGGTTCCGCCATCAATGAGGTAGCTCAAAATTCATCCGCAGCTGAAGCGTACTTAGTTGGGTTTACCGCCCGCGTTGCAGGTGCGGCAAATCAGGCGAAAGTTGCTCAGGGTGATATCCTCGGGTATGCCTCTGTACTCGATCAGAATATGCAGCAACAGGAAATGGCGGCTACTGCTTTCCAGACATTGATGATGAAGATGTATCAGGAGCCGGTCAAGTTTGCAAAAATAGCTGGGCAAAGCGTGGAAGAGTTTTCTTCACTCATCAAGAATGACGCGAATGAAGCGATACTTCAGTTCCTGGATACTTTGAATAAGAAGGGTGGACTGGATCAGCTGGCACCTATGTTCAAAGAGATGGGGTTGGATGGTGTACGTGCATCGGGTGTGATCAGTACCATGGCCGGAAAGATTGATGATATTCGTACTGCTCAAAAATTGGCGAATGATGCGTATCGGGACGGCACAAGTATCATCAATGAGTTCAATGTGCAGAATAATACGGTTCAGGCAGGACTGGATAAGGCGAGAAAGAACTTCAAGGATGTGCGGGTAGAGCTTGGAGAGAAGTTGCAACCGGTGATGAAATATATGATAACTACCGGTAGCCTGACGGTGAAAGGACTGAGTGCGCTTATTACTGTTCTGACTCAATACGGTAGCACTATACTTACGGTGTCATTAGTCATAGCAGCTTATACAGGAAGATTAAAGGTTCTTGCCGCTGCTCATGCAGTCGTTAATACCATTACCAAGATTTCCACTATTGCAATGGGAGCTTATAAATTGGCTTCCATTGCGCTGAATGATGCGCTTGCAGGAGATGTAAAGGCGCTAAAACGTTTCGCTGTACAAATGGCATCTACCAACTTGGCGACAAAGGCGGTTGCTGCCAGTACGATGCTTTATCGTGCGGTTGTTGAGTTGTTGACTTTCCGCCTGAAAGGAGCGGCAACGGCAATGAAGGCTTTCTGGTCTATATTAAATGTAAGTCCTTTCGGTTTATTGTTTTCTGCAATAACTGCTGCTATCGGTATCTCTTATAAATGGAATAAAAGCATACGTGAGAGATACGATTTACAGGCCACTTTGAATAAGATTGAAGAAAAGGCTACTAATCTCTATGAAAAAGAGAAAGATAAGGTTAAGGACTTATGGGACGTCATACATAATAGTAACAAGTCATTGGATGATCGTAGAGCGGCCATCTTGAAACTTCAAGAAATTATGCCTGAATACAAAGCTCAAATTTCTGATGAAGGTAAGGTTATAAATGAATCAACCGAAAAACTGGACAAATTAAATGAATCCTTGCTACTTAATATCAAGCTTCAGACCTTACGTAAGGAATTATTTGATAGATACAAGGCTATTGAAGAACTGGAAAAATCTCCTGCGTTGAAAGATAACTCTCTGATGGGGGCTATGGCAAGAGAAGATGTCAGAACCAAATTGGCAGAAGAGCGGAAGGTACTTGAAGGACTGAAGAATGAGTATAAGGATTTATACACACAGAAATTGATAGCTTCCAGACCGGCTAACGTTAAGAAGATTGTTCCTGATGGCGATGGAGACGATGATAAATGCCCGGTTTGTGGTAATAAACCTTGTACCTGTGGTGATAATATGGATAAAGCTCTTAAAGCCAAAGAGACTGCTTTACAGCAACACTATCAAGAGCAACAGAATATCCTTAAAGAGGAACTCCTGAATGAGAAGCTGACGCAAGATGAATATCAGCAAGAATTATATAAGGCTGAAGCTACATACTTGTTGAGCAGAAAGGCCTTGCTGGAAAAGTATGGTAAAGATACGTCGCAGATACAGGGGCAAATTTATGATAAGATGATTGCTGAAGCTGACAGGCTCTATCAGGCAACGCAGGCGGTAAATAAGAACACTCAGAGTGATATCCTCGCACAGCAAGAAGGTGACTATCAAGAGCAAGTGCAAGATATCAAGAGGGCTTATCTGGAGGGGGATATCAAGACTGAAGCTGACTATCAGGAGCGGCTGAAGGAACAGGAGCGGCAGTATCTTGAGGAGCGTAGGGATATGCTTGCTGCCTATGGCGAAGATACTTCTTCCATTGATAACAAGTTGCTGGACATGGATATCAAGGACAAAGAAGAGGGCAAGGCAAAACAACGGGAATCCGGTTATAAGAAGATTGATAATACCTCTGATTTTGAGCAGAAAAACAATATCCTTCAGGCCATGTATGATGCGGACCTCATTACCTATCAGGAGTATGAAGAAGAGAAGACACGTATCAATGAAGAACAGGAGCAACTGCGTGAGGAGAAGACAAAAGCGACATTTGATGTTATCGCTCAGGCAGCGGCAGCGGCCAGTCAGGTAGTCAGTGCATTGCAGGATGCAGAGATAAGTAAAGTTACCCGCAAGTATGACAAAGAAATCAAAGCGGCCAAGAAAGCGGGTAAGGATACTACCAAGCTGGAGGAGGAGAAAGAAGAGGCGATCAATCAGGTAAAGAAGAAGTATGCCGATAAGCAGTTTGCTGCTTCTGTTCTTCAAGTGACCGCAACCACCGCTGTTGCCGCTATGGAGGCATACAAGGCTATGGCGGGTATTCCCATCGTGGGACCGGCATTGGGAGCGGTGGCAGCTGCGGCAGCCATCGCCAGCGGTGCGGCTCAGATCGCCGTTGCCAAGCAGCAACGTGATGAAGCAAAGGGACTG